ATCAACGCTACCCGCGCCCGCGTAATCTCCGGCATCCGCTTCCGGATGTCCTTCGCGATGATATCGGCACGTTCGCCGCGCATCTGGCGAGTCGCAATCTGTCCCGCAACGTCCTGCGCCAAGTCCTGCGGAATCGACTTGATGAGCTTCGCCTGAGTCGCCACATACGAGCGAAACGCCACTCCAACCGGCCCGGACATCTCTTTTGTGAGGAGATCATGGATTCTACGGCCCTGCGTTGACTTTCTAGCCGCCTCACGCCAGCTTTGGGCATTGACTCCTGCAACCGCTGTCACCATGCCCGTAGCGAGGCGTTCTGCGATTCCGCTGATGCGTTCAGTGTTAGCTCCCATGAGCGCCGCGAAGATATCATCAAGATTGGTTGCGGCGGGAAGCTTTATCCACTTCCGCATGAGGTCTTCGATGACTTTCTGGTATTCCAGTTCCAGGCGGCGAGGGCGGTGGAAACTCACTGCATTGCCCGCCACGCATCGAAGCGTTCTTTCAGCCAGTCAGTGAATGCCGTTCCGCCGCCCGTCCAGAACGAGTTCGGACGATGGTCTTTTGCGCCCTTCTCCGGTTCCGTTTCCAACTTCTCATTCGGCTCACTTGGAACCTCACCCACTATCGCGTCTGGACTCGCCTCCTCAACTTCCTCATCTGTGATGTTGGTGCCGATGCCTGTCTCGGCAGAGGTCGATTGCACTTCGCGCATTGCCGTCTGCGGAGAGAAGATGCCAGCGTTTGCGTATCCAGTGATTGTCTCGCCATAAGTCTTCGCCAGTTCCGCCTTCTCCTTCGCATTCAACGTTCGCATCGGGGCGAAATTATAGTCCAAATCCTCGGGAATCTCTCCCCATGTGGACATGCAGATGATCGGAATGAGCTTGTCGAACAGCGGACGGTCTTTCTGCTTGCGCTCCTGATCGCACTCATCATAGAAGTTTTGCAGATCGCCTTCGTTCGATTGACCCAGTCCGGTTTGCGTATCACCGAATAGCACGGAGAAAGGATACCCAGCAGCTCCGCACATAGCTGTCATCTGCATCTTCATCACGTCTGACAAACCACCAAACGAGTAGGAGTGCTGGAATACCTCGCCATCTTCGCCAACCACCATCAGGCCGTTTGTAGTGATGTTCTCAGAAACCGCTTTCATGCGCCCAACGTAGTCGATATACTGCTGCTCCGTCATATTTACGCCGGATAACATCTGCGCCAGCATCGGCTCTTTCATGCAAAGTACATTCGCTCGCGAGATGAGGTCAGCCACGCCAGCCATGCCAAAATCGTAGCGTTGCAGCTCATCTAGAACGCACTCAATCTCGCTCATGCCCCAATAGGTTTCGATCTGCTTCTCAAATAGCGGCAGGTCGCGACCAACGAAACGCAGACAACGCGAGTGGTGGACTTGGAGATTCTGCGAGGCTTCCGTATAGACCGTGTAGCTCTCAGGATTGCCGTATTCCGCCGGGTTGTTGAGATCTGAGATGAGTTCGGACGATGGACTCATGCCCGACCATCTATCCACCACAATCATGCCCTTATAGGTGCCGGGGAGAATCTTCGACACGTCCAGCGGCGTCATCAGATCGTTGTCGCCTTCGATGATGATGATTCCCAGCGCACCGCCGTACAGCCTTCCCCACTTACGCCCTTCGATGTACTTTTGCAGCGTGGCCGTCTCTGCAATGACCCGGTTGAATTCCGTGATCTCTTCCGGCGTTACTTGGCACAGAAGCTTTGGGAATTCCTTATGCTGGAGGTGCGGCTTTTTGTCCACAATCGCCCGGATAATCCAGGAGCCGCGATACATGAATACGAGACGCTGGTAGTCGAGCGAGATGCGGAAGGGGATGTGGCGTCCCGCATTGACCTGCGAGGTCGTGAGCCATCCGGTGTTGCTGGCCTGATTGGAATACATGTCCCCAACCCCCGCCGCGTGAGTAGGTGCCGCAATCTTCAGTCGTGCAGCCGCAGCCTGTTTCGCAGCGGCAAGTTTGGAGGTCTTCGCCATGCGACGAGTGTATCAAAGTGCTTGCGTTGTAGTACGCATAGTGGTACGGTGGTTATGGATGCGACGGTAGTAGAACGTAACTGGCAACGCCAACCAAATGGATCAGTGACCAGTCATATAGTCCATTTGATCGTTAGGGTAACTGGAATCCGCCTATCGTTCAGGGTTCAAGTCCCTGCCCGTCGCATCCGCAAGCCCTACCATCACACCGCTTGGGAAGTAGTGATGCAGGCCAGAGAGAACTATAAGGCTGACGAGGCGCGAGCCGAAACTGGAAACAGTACCGTAGCTTCCTGAAATGCTCTGGTTTAGTTGGGAAGGTGACTCAAGCTGACAGCCGGGAAAGACCGGCGCTTACCGCTCCAACCGATAAGCCGTGAGCAGCGTGTGGACAGCCATGCGAACGCAGTCTGCCGTGTGGTCTTTCTTTTTTATAGGCTTCTCCTCATCCGTCTTAGCCGCCTTCTTTTCGTCCCAAGCATACGAAGCGAGTTCCTTCGGGGTGGTAAGGCACGGATAGTCCGGCTTGTTGGCCTTCGCCCCCTTAGGCGCCTTGCGGATGCGGTACAGGCCCATTGTGAGTGCGGAAGCCGTCTTCCTGATACCTTCCTCCACGTCGTTCTTGCCATTCTTAACCTGATAGCCGCGCTTCACCAAAACCAATTTGAACGACGCCGCCGATGGGTCAACGATGATGACCAGGCCGCGCTTGTTTGGCCCAATGAATTCGTCCAACTCATCCGCATATTGCTCGTCTGTCTTCTGCACTCGCTCAACACGCGAATCCCAGTAATACTCGCGGTCCTGCCAGAGGGTCTTGCCGTCGTCCCACACTTCCAACCCTGCAAAGGCGTTCACCGTGCCGTAGTCCACAACCACATACCGCGCCCAGCCGCGATTCTCCAACCCCACAGGCCGGGATTCATCGTCATACTCGCACTGCGGCCCTAGGCAATCGCGATAGATAGCACCCTCCGCAATCACCCACAACCCCCGAATAAAGCGGTCATAAAACACGCCCTTGAACATGCGCTCATACTTCGCCCGAGTCTCTTTTGCTAGATTTGGGTTGTCGTCCAGGTCGAAATGAATGACCTCAACATCCTGCGACATCTCTTCGTTGTCGATGACCTTGACTTTTAGATAGTGGAATGGTGAGTCGGGATTGGTGTTGATATAGAGCCGGGAGCCGACCGGGGAGAGCCTTCCCAGCAATTGCATCATGAAGCTCTCAGGGATAAGCACCCCCTCTTCCACCAGCGCGACCCCAATCGTCTTGCCGCGCAGATACTTCTCAGATCCCTCATCTTTCGCCCCAATCACAATCCACGTTGATTTGAACAGCCGGAGTTCCCCCGTTTGGAGGTTGTAGTTGTAATTGGCCTCGCCAACGATCTCAAACAGGTCACGCAGGAGATTGTCTTTTATGGTGGACTTCGACACGCCAATGATGACCTTCAACCCGGCCACATCGTAGGTGCAGAGCTGCGTAATTATCTTGGGGTGGAAACTATAGGTCTTGCCCGACCGGATCGATCCTTCGAGGATGGTGATTGGCTTGTCTTCGGACGGATGGCGGAAGGCGAAGGTATATGCTTTTTCGCCGAAGGGCTTGAGTTTGCTGCTCACCCTTTTACAATAGCGCACATCCCACACTTGTAAATCCGGCAAGTCTTGGAATCATGCGATTCGCGCTTTTCCAGCAATCGGGCTAATCCCACCACGCCGATATCTGCAACACCATCTTTGAATGTGGGATTAGGTTTAGGTTTGCGGCCGCCTCCGCGAGTCTTACGCATCGCCTGAGTCCGACGCGCCCATTCAGACTTGATTTGTTCGTCGGTAGCTTCTCTAAGTGCGTCTTCAATCAACATGTAGTTAGGTTACCACAACATGCAGTTACTCGTTCACGCTGCCTCTCGGCATAGGGCCGTTCTTCATCGCCGCCACGATCTCCGAAAGCCTGTCTACCGTCTCCGCTTCGGCTGGTTTCTCACGCCATTCCGAGGGAATACGATTCTTTAGCCAGAAGATGCAAGCTGTATCGGAAGGAGGCACAACCACACGGATATCTGCGCGAACAATATTCCCGTCTTTCGTGCAGAAAACCTTTTCGGACTCAAACTCATACCCCACCGCTTTGCGATATAAGCTTCTAACCACATTGTTATCAGGAGCTTCCTTGCCAATCTTTAAGGACTCCGAAAATTCGGGATGGGTATGCTTCCATAGATAGAAAGTGGACTCTGCAACGCCAAAGAAATCAGCTATTTGGATGTCAGTGGCCCCAAGGATACACAGCTTTCTCGCTTGTTCTGCATATTCATCGCGATAGTCAGTGGGCCGTCCGGCTGGCATCCTGCAATTCTAGCCCATTCATGGAGTGCGGTGGACTTGAAAATCCCTTACTCGCTCACCGGAACAGGAAAACCATCGGGCCGGACGGAGATGTTGTACTCGGCGCAGATCCTAGCCAGCGTTTCCCGGCTCTTCGTGTTCGGCACCGCGCGGCCAGCTTCCCATGCAGGCATGGACGACTTGTGGATACCGTACTTCTCGCAGAACTTGCT